GACAAGGCATCACCTAACATTGTAGATGCCTGAATTCTTGTTTGACTTCAACGAATAGTAAGCTATGCAGGTAGCCATCACACCATCATCGTGGAATCCTGATGGAGCAGAATATTTGACTGACTTGGAAGCAGGATTGTATTCGTAGGTGAACACCTCGAACTCTTTGCGTAGCCAATCTATTGGTAGGAACTGCACCTCTTTATTGTTATTAGCTACTATGAGAGCTTCAATGATGTCTTGCTTTGACTTCGATGTCGTGACGAATGGATAGATTCTATCCCTGTGCATCACACCCTTTTGCACCTGCTCAAAGATAGCATCACCAATGCTATTGACCTCCACAAACGTGAATGCCTGATAGGTGTTGATGTGCTTACACACCTCTGCTACAATGTTGCTCCATGTTGTCTGCCTCCACCTATCGACAAATACCATCTGCCCTTGTTGATTGAAGATTGTCAGCACCGTATAGTCATCTGCCCTTCCCAAGTCAAGACCTGCATAATACTTTGACGATGTGTCCACCTGTGTTGAATAGTTGATGTGCAGGAACAGACCACTACCCCCATCAAGAAATTCAGCCATGTACTCCTGCTTGAAGATGTGTTCTGGTAGTGTGAGCTTGGCATCGTCTATCTCTGAACGCTGAATCATTGGATTGTCGTATGATGACATTGAAAATGATTTGTACTGCGAATTGACTGAATCTAATTGATGCAAGTGATAGAAATGATTCTTACCTCTCGGTGTGCTTATCAGAATCACCTTCTTTCCTTTAACTAACACCGTTGCTCGTAACACCTCTGTCCATGCCTCTGCATCCATGAATGCGAACTCATCGCATATCAGATAGTCAAATGTGTAACCACGAATGTTGTCGTACCTCTCTGATGAAAAGAATTGAATAGTTGAGCCATTGCGATACTCGACAATCAGATCACCCTTATTGATGTTCTTGTAAATCTCTGGTCTTTTGATGAATGCTTTGTAGGTATCTGCAAATACTTTCTTTGCTTGTTTGTAAACAGGACTTACCCATGCTATCTTACTGCGTGGATTGTTCAATGCCCAATACATCATCTGATTCGTAGCCATCATCGTCTTTCCAAACTGCCTACCGATACAAATCACATAGTATTTGTATTCTTCGTCATTGATGCTATTGTGTATCTTCTGTTGATTCGGGTGCGGGTTGTATAAGATTGCTTGTGCCAAAGTCTGCTCTAAATTTCATGTTACCTTTTATCTCGATTGTGCTTTGCTCGATATAACCACGCTTCTTTGCTTTACATTTTAGATAGAATATAGTTGACAATGGATTACCTTTTGCAATCTGTTTGTGCAAACAAGATTCAGCGAAGTCAAGTGCTACATTGTCGATGTCGTTGCACAGCTTTCTATATGTCTTGTTTGTTTTGAGCCATTCGTAGTGCGTTGTCCTTGCGATGTCAACTGTTCTACATGCAGTGGTGACGATGCCAAGATGTTTCTCCAATGCCTCAACCATTGCCAACTGCCTCAAATCAAGCTCCTTTATAGTGTTCGTTTTCGTTATGTTGTTCATATATTGCTTATATTAAAATACCCATAAAATTTATTTGATCCTGTTTTTTGTACGCTTGTGTAGTTAATTTTTGTTATGCCATGTCTTCTTATGTAATCGCAAAATGGCTCTATCGGATTCTTTGAAAAAACTCTGCTAATTCTGTTTGCTATTTCTATCCCATATATTTCTGATAGCATATCTTTTTTTGTAGCACCCAAGCCACTTCTAATTAATGTAAAAAATATTATCGCATTGACTTTTTTATTATAAAATATTGCCCTTAATTGTTCAAACGGACTACCATAACAATCTAAATCTATCACATCAAAATTTGATATGTCATTTCTTAAAATGTAGTAAACATTATTTGAAACAATGTTATCGTTGTTCAATCCTTTTTTATTATCAATGCTTACTATCTCGAACACTTTATCTGGGCATTGCTTTATAATTTCTTTCCATATTAATCCATCGCCTGCAAACGCATCAAGCACTTTGATAGTTTTCTTTTCAGGAAGATTTTCAATCCTCAATTTTACTTTTATTTTAAATCCTTGCACATCATTGCGTGTGCGTGATAGATACATCGCCATAAATTAATAGGTTGATGATTCTTGAATTAAGAAAGTAGTGTTTTCGTACTGCTCAATTATTTTATTTATTTCCTGTTGCACTCCATCAAAATTTGATATGTCAGTTGTGATAAGAAAATGCACCTTGTTAGTTTCAGGAAGTTCTCTGTTGACATCATGCACGTTTTGGCTGAACTGCGGAATATCCAAGCCCCATTCAATCAACTCAACCTCATTCCACTCGTTTGCAATCATATCCCAATCCCACTCCCCACCACTCACATTGTCTTTAATTAGAAATTCTTTCTCTTGCTCCTTTGTTAAATTGTCGGCAATGATTATAGGCACTTCAATCAGTCCTGCTTCAACACATGCCTTCAATCGCATGTTGCCACCAAGCACCATCATATCTTTGTTGACTACGATAGGTCTGATGTCAAGCATTTGTGGTAGGTCTTTGATTGACTTCACCAACTTCTTGAACTTGTCATCCTTGATAAATCTTGGATTTGATTCGTTGAGCTTTATCTCTGAAATCTTTACCTTGACTATTTTCATCCTTGTCCTCTTGTTTTTTTTGTCTTGCGACAATGTTTGTTCTTTGACTTCTTCGCCCTGCCTTTTTTACGCACACCGAAGTTCTTCTTTGATGTCGTTGCTTTAATCTGTGCCATTCTCGTATTGAATCATTAAATTATTTATATCAGCATAAAGTTGCAACACACACGCATTGCAGTTGGTGTTGACTGGTGCTTGTCCTAACTGCATCCACACCCTCGCCATTGTGTCGTGTGGTGAATTGCTCACGTTTAGTTTCTGCTCTGCTACCATCTTAATCACACCCCTGTGGTTTACTAATTGTTGGTATTGGTCATCTCTTAATTTCATAGGTTCAACGACTTTAATTTGTTTAAGATACAAATAAGTAAAACTGCACCAACAGAACAGATGCAGCAATATGCTACCAGATGAAACACATTTGTGAAGTTCAGTAATTGATAAACAAATCCTATCCATGATGCAAGACACATCGCACAATCAAATGGTCTGCACCTGCGTGGTTGTTTGGAATTGTAGATGTCTATCTTGTAAGATAGGTTGTACTTACAAAGTAGGTACATCAGTTTCTGTGGTACATTCGACAGCTCTGCAAAGAATACAGAAAAGCAAATAATTTCAATAAAGTGAATTAACATCTGTATAGTCATATATTTTTAAGTTAGTGTCTTTACTTATTGTCTTAATTGTTAGTTGTGTGTTCCATTTATCAATCTTTTCCCACCCTGCTAATGATGCACCCAGATACCCATCAAACAAACTATCATTTGCGTGTAATGATTGTTGTAATGTTTCTAACAATGCTTGTGGTATGTTTTCATTCACATACTGGTCATAAGCATATTTCCTTGATGCTGTCATGTGTTTCAAATCTACTCCTGCTAAAATAATTTGTGATGCTCCCATCATCCAAGCAATATGTACTGCACAATGAATAACATCATACCCCCCAATTACCTTCGTGTCTGTTTCTTCAAACTTCCAGTTGTCAAAATTCTTCTCAAAATATATCGTATTTCGTTTTATTTTAGGTATTTCTTGATTGCAATTAATTATTGTACACTTTTTTTTAGTTAAATTCAAATACCAATTTGAATAGTTTGCTGTGCCATCAGTAAATACCCCATAGTCAAATTTCTTAAAATGATAGGTTGCTGAATTGCAACACATCACAATGATGTTAGGATGTAATTTTTTTGTATCAATGTCAAGCAATGAGCCACCGCTTCCACACACAAGGATTGTCTTGCCTTTGTGAATGTCTTTAATTTTTTGTAATGATTCTATTTTCATCCGTAAATAATATAAAAATGTGGTACATTCGACAGCTCTGCAAAGAATACAGAAAAGCAAACAATTTCGATTAGTGTTATCATAAATCTATTCCTTTACATATTAAGTAATAATCTTGACCGTATTCGTATGGTGGCAAGTGATGTGGCGATAATACAATATTGCCATAAGGCAATAAGTATATTTTGTGTTGATGAAATATGACAGACATCACCGACTGGTCATGTCTATGTGCGACAAAGTTATTTCGTGTGCTTGTGCCTTCGTTGAATGATCCAAGTTCTACCTGTTCCAAAATCTCTTTATAGATTACCAATGTTATTGGATGCTCAAAGTTGAAACCTATCGCACCACCCCAAATCTGTTTGATGTCCGAAAGGTAGGTAATGCAATTTAGATTAACAACTGCCTGATCTGAAATGTATTTGGACATTTCATGTCCTAAATTATGAAATGCCATAATTGGTGATGCAAGTGCTGTGATGTCCTTGTGCAATATAATTGATGAATCAATCCAATAGATTTCTGTGTAACCTTTTTCTCTTGCAAGTTGAATCATTGTAAACTTAAAGAAGTATGGCACATCATTATGTTCACGATGTTTGAATAGCAATGGATTGGGAAGTATTCCATCTCTTTCTTTTGAATGCAACCAATAGTCCCCATCCCAATGTTTAAGGATAGATTCATGTAGTCGCAGTTGCCCTTTGTTGTAATCATCCCTACCTATTGACGCATAGGAAACAATTATCTTTTTACATTTAGGTGTATTCTTTATCATAGCTTCTGTAATCGTAATGGTAAATTAATTCTTTTATTTCAACTTCTGATTGCAAAAATGGATTTATTCGTGATGAATATTCTTTATCCTCTGCATTTGATTTGTCAGGGAACATTGCTTGTAATGCCAACAATCTTTTGACTGGTGTCAAATGGTTTGCCCTTCTAAAATAAACTGTTTGATTGAACTCCTCACTAAACTTATCTTCGTCTTCATAGTCTTTTGATAATTTCCATCTTACTTTCCTGCCATTGTCAACTGTGTATATTCCTGTTGTTGCAATGCAGTCAGCATCCGATTCTATTGCCTCTAAAATTAATTTAATATAATTAGGATAAATGTGGTCATCGTCATCAATGAAACAAATGTACTTGCCCTGTGCTTTGTTAAGCAAGTTGTTTCTTTTTGCTCCTGTCGTGATTTGTTTGCTGTCTACTTCTGTGATGACTTCAACGATAGCAGTTGCATCGCAGCTTGTTATTTGCAAGTTAAGTTCTGCTAACAATTCAGCAAGTTGCTCTTGCCTTTTTTCAAGTGAGCAAATTAGTATTGATAATTTCATTTGCTGCATTCTATTTCGTTGACTTCTGATGTAGTTGAAAAATCATTGTATTGATGCAATATCTGATCGGTGTGTGCTTGTGTGTGGCAATCTGGCAATATCTTTTGCATCCATCCCCAATCCTCTCCATTGTTGATGTCAGGGAAAGTATGTCGCTGTGCAATGGTTGTGCGAATAGGACACACATGAAATGGCTGTCGCTTGACAATTACTGATTCATTCATTTGTTCATTTTCTGAATGTATTAAGTTCATATCAACTATTGACCAATAGTTATCTGAATTGTAAAATGACCTAAATGTGATAATGTCAGGATTCGTTTCTGTCAATCTTAAAATTTGCTGAACATAGTTTGGTGCAACATTATCATCATCATCAACAAAGACAAGGTATTGACCAGTTGCCCTGCACTTCAACGCATCTCTCTTTGCTCCAACAGTCAACCCACCTTTAAGAAACTTCTTTGACTTGTCGAACAATATCTCGACTTGTCCAAGTGATGGATGTGCTGTATGCACATAGTCTATCTGTGCAGTTAGTTTTTTGTATAACGCATTGAATAACTTTCTGCGATGTGGTAATGTGGGAATCAGTATTGATAGTTTCATAGTGCCATTATTATATTACATCCGTTCATCATGATAACTTTAAATCCAAATTGCTCCATGCACTTCACATACTTCATCCCATCAATGTTGTTGTATTCTACGCATACCATTGAACAATTCAATGCCTTCAAGTCTATCTGTTCCAATATCCGATAGTCACTTCCTTCCGCATCAATGCTAATGAAGTCAATCGTTGTGAGCTTGGTGATGTCAAGCAATGTCTTGAAGTCAATCACATCAACTTCTACCTCTGTGAATGTTTCTTTGTGCCACCTTTCTTTCTCTTTCTCGTTGATCGTTGACAGCAACCCCATATCACCCATGTTAAGGTGTGTGCCTGAACAGTGCATCATTATCTTCTCGTTGTAGTTGTCAATGGCATTATCTATTATTTGAATGCTTGGATTGTGATAATACAATTTTTCTAACTTGTACAATGGCTGTGGATCTGGCTCAACCAATGCACCTGTCCATCCGTTCAGAATCAATGCCCTTGAATTGCTGAATGTTTCGCCATCGTTTGCTCCGATGTCAAGCAGAATGCCATGCTCTTTGTTCTCAAAGTAGTTTAAGATGACATCCTGTTCAAGTTGTTGTGTATAATCTATCATAATTGTTCGTATTTAAATCCATTTATTATTTCGTTTTCTTTCAATCCGTATTTTTTTGCACGATTATTTTCTATAACTTGCTTGTCCTTTTGCCAATAGTACGGTGATTCAGTCTTGCGATACTGTTCATCATGTAGGCAGAAACCCCATGCAGGATGGTGATGTGCGAATAGAATTGTGGCATCACCCATGTATTTGTACTTCCCTCTCATGTGTGCTACCTCTGTCGCTTCCACATCGCACCACAAAGATTGATACTCTGGATTGTAAATGTACCCATCCCTCTGATAATATTTCCTGCCAATGATTGACATTGTCATCACATTTGCTTTCTGATTTCCATCATTGTAATGAAGAACTCCATCGGTATCTGGAAAGTTCTCATTCATGTCTTGACGAATGATGTCATCCCACCCATGCGTGATACACACCATGTCATCAGACATAACTACCAGAATGTCCCAATCTGATTCAGGCACATCCCTGTTCACAGCATGAATCTTATTGTTGCTCTTGCCTCCCAATGTTTCGATAAAGTACAAATCAACTTCGTCATCATCTATTGTGAAATGATATGTAATGTCGTTGCTATTATTCGCCATTACTCTCATTTTATTCAAGTTTTGGTAGAACTTCTCTTTACGATTTCGTGATGGGTATTTAACAAGTATTTTCATGGTTTATTTTTGTTTATGGTTTCAAATTGAAACCTCTATATACAACCTCTGCTTTCTTTACTGATTCTAACATTTCTTTGAATGGCATTGATGACTTGTGCTTGATGTTAAATGAGCCGACACCTTGCAAGTCTATTGCATAGATTTTGTCATTTCCTTGACAGGACAAATATTGTCCAAAAAGATTAAACTTGTTTTGATAAATTCTATTCGTGTATTCTGCGTGTTCGTAACCATACCTTCCAAATCGTTCATCAAACACTCCAACAGTCTGAATCGCTGACCTTGTCAAGAACATCATGCACCCTGCACAGTTGGTCCACGAAGTGATGCCATCAATTACCTCTTTGATTTCAATGCTCGGTGTTTCGTTTATCTTCAAGAAGTGATGGTTGCCAGTTCGGATATATTCGGATATATACGCATCTGCCCATCCATCTTCTATCGGAAAACAATCATCATCAAACAAGAATACATAGTCGCACTCTTTCAATGCTTCAAGACATTTGTTCTTCTGGTATGCCACACCCATCTTATTCGTGTCGTGTGCCACAAATAGCATTGCATCTTCTGGCATGTGCTTATTCATCTGTGACAAACACAATTCAAGATGTACAGGTCTGCTCGGTGTGGTAGTTATGCCTATGCCAATACGTGTCATACTAATTTGTTTACGTGTGTTTTCAATTTCTCTACTTCTTTGCTGTGGTTGAAGTGTTCCCTCACATCTTCTGCAAGATTATCAATCAAGTCTTGTCGATACTCTTTGTCATTTAGCAAGGTACGAATAGCCATGTGCCAATCGTTTGCTGTGTTCACCCTGTAACAATTATCGTGTGTCAGGTAGTTTGAGTAAGGAAGAACATTGGACACTATCGCAGCACAGCCAGTCATCCCTGCCTCAATCAATTTCAGCTCTGACTTGCAGTTAGAAAATAGTGTGTCCTGCAATGGTATCAATGCCACATCGATGTGCCTGTACAACCTGCCGTAAGTGTCCACATCCCTACCCCACAACCTTCTGTATTGCTTGTCTTGTCCGATATGCTCACCCATCTGTGTGAACTCTTTTAGATAGTCCATGTAATCCCCATCCCAAGTCGCATTGAGCTTGTAGTTCGATGTAAAAATCTTCTCATAGTCAACATACTCCTGATTGAAATTAAAGCCACCTAAAATAAATTGGTACTTCTTTTGAATGTTTTTCGTGGCATAGATTTTCTCAATGCCTTGCTTCATCAACTCAATATCTTTGGTGTGATAGATGCCACCCACCCATCCAAATCGAAGTCTGTCGTGTGGTACTTTCTCGCTGTTGAAGTTAATGAAGTTCTCCGGTATCGTGTTCTTCACTACCTGTGCCACCTTGCCGAACTCCTCAAATATCTTTTCTGCAAGTAGTGGTGTTGATGTGGTGATAAGGTCAGCAAGTTCAAAGCACTTACGAAGTTCTTCAAGATAGTTTGTTGTTCTTGGATCGTTGAACAGGTAATGCGTTCTGTCCAATGTCCAGATGTCATCAATGTCAATCACTAACTTCTTGTTGCACCTCTTAATCTTTTCTGCGATTTCAATGTAATGAAGTCGATTGAAAACGTAAATGTCGGAATCAATGTCTTTGTCTTCGCAGTTACGTACTTCATCCATGCTCCACGCATTCACAGCGTAATTGGTTGTGTCCTCTGCTATGCCACCATAAGGAATCACAAGTCTGTACAGCTCCATGCCTGTTTCACTTTGTGCGTTGCCCTTTATTTTTACGATGCCTATTTTTATCATTTCTTTTTTATAATGCTATTGTCATTCGCTATCTCTTTGAAGTCCCTCACCATTCTGTGAATAGTCATCTTGTTAACTCCTGTATGCACCGACACCCTTCTGTAATTGCCTAACTCTAAATAGGCATTAGCAGCTAACACCGCCTCATATTGTTTCAAATCTTTTTTTACATTGGTAAGGACTTTGTCGCATGTGCGTTCAAACTTTATTACTTGGTCATTCACAAA